CTCCCGAACCAAGGGTTCAAATCTAATCCCATCCAACCATTAGAAAACCCCGCCAAAGGCGGGGCTTGATAATGGCGGAGAGAGAGGGATTCGAACCCTCGATACGGTTTCCCATATACTCCCTTAGCAGGGGAGCGCCTTCAGCCACTCGGCCACCTCTCCGTTGGTGCGGAATGTAAGTCCCCCCTTGCCTTTTGACAAGACATCAATTTATAAGAATTGCAGGAGAATGCAGCATAATGCAGGAACAAACAGTGAAACCGTGGGGAAATGTGGGGAAAACGAGGGGAAGATGTTCAGCAATCGTTCTTATTCTGGTAATCAACCTGTTTTCAACAACCACACTGGCCCAAACTAAGCCTGCGACGATATCCGGTCAGGCGTGTGCGATCGATGGCGACAGTTTGGTGATTGGTCCGGATGGGCCGAAGAAGAACGGGCGTTGTTCACGTCAGGGGATTGAGGTCCGCGTATCGGGTATCGATGCGCCGGAATGGAAGCAAATGTGCAAAGATCAGGACGACAACGATTGGCCGTGTGGTCAGGTTGCAGCCGATCGGTTAAAGGCGATGATCAACGGCAAACACGTCACTTGCCAAGTTGTGACTAGAGACCGCTATAAAAGGGCCATATCCGTGTGCCTGTCGGGTGGCGAAGACGTCGGACGGGTGATGGTCAGGGAAGGGATGGCGGTGGCGTACCGGCGTTATTCTAAACGATACGTGCCCGCCGAAGATGCGGCCAAAGCCGAAGGGCTGGGGATATGGTCCGGGGAATTTATAAACCCGGAAAAATGGCGGCGTGAAAATAAATAAAAAAAATTGATTTTTCTTGTTGACATATAGGAAATAATTTCCTATATTGGTTACATCAACAAGGGGCAACGCCCCGCCAGAAAAGGATAAACCAAAATGTTAAATTCCACACACAAATCCACATATACCATTGATTGCACAGGTGATGTCGTTACGGGTGATCAAATCGAATTTACAGAAGCCGTTTTTGGCGGATCCCATCGCCGCCCTAAATTTATGGGCGACCGCACCGTCCGCGCTTTAGTTGTCAAAGACAGCTACGGCGCTGATAAACAACAACATACCTTTAGTCTCGAGATTATTGACAGCGAAGGCCATGACGCGCTAACACCCGGCCAGAAAACCCGCCGTAAAGGCCGCAACGTTTACCGCAACGGCACCATGCGCAAAGCATGGACTAATGAAGCCCTAAGAGGCGAAGCAGCTGACGAAAAACATAGGCGCGGCGACGCCAACCGGGCTATCCGGGATGATCGCAATTTATTAAAAGGCTTTTAAAATGAACAATAAACTTGACCCCGACCAAGTTCGTGAAATGCGCAGAAATCTGTCAATGACACAAACAGAACTAGGGAAAGCGCTCGGTCTACGCGGGGGCGACGTCGGGCGCACTGTGCGCGGATGGGAGCAATCGCAAGACCACAAATCACACAAACCTATCACCGGCCCTGCGGCCTTAGCCTTGACCTACCTCGCACAAGGGGCGCTGGATGAGACTATGAAAAAAATCGTGCCGGAATTTGTCGTCGCATCCGATGCGCTGTCAGACAAAGATAGCGAATTAGTCATCCATTTATGGCGACCGCGATTTATTGCTGTCGTTGCTGATCCAGATATTGCCCAGTCGATGCCTGACAGCATCGAAGTTGATGCCGGAATAGAATCGCTTGCCGTGGCGATGTGGATTGACGACCCGGACGGGTTTGATGTTGATGATTTGTTAAAACGAGCCGCATCATCTTTTGAAATTTACACGCAAGATTCATTTGAAGCCGCTGAAAATTAACTTTTCATCTTTGCCAGCAACCCATCTTTGCCACGGGATCCGGCGCTGGATCCAAAATAGTACGCGACCACGGATGTGGCGGAACCACCCAACCAGCCAACGGCCAGATTGATAAAGTCCATGCGGCCATCGATGACGCCGCTGGGCAGGAACGTCACCACACCGATATAGCCAAAGAATGACGCCAAGGTCAGGACGGCCAGCACCGCCGGTGTTTTGTCTTTGACGATCATTTGACGTTTACGGGCGCTGTCGCGGTCATTGGCATGAACGCGTAACGTTTCCAGTTCAATCTCGCGGATACGCATTTCAAGTTGCGACATCAATTCAGGGTTTGCCTTCAATAATTCCAACGCTTTATCAGCATCGTCTTCGCCGGTGATCGTTGCCACCAATGTTTTAACGCCCAAACCCAACGCACCGCCGACCGGGCCACCCAATGCCGTGCCGATGGTGGGTGATAATTTCCCTAAAACTTTTAAAAAGTCGTCCATGATTTATTCCCTATTTTGAAAATTCTGGCAGTTTCACTTTTTGTCCAGACAGTGCGTGTGTGCTGTCAGAGCAAAATTCGATCATCCCATCACGGATAAAATAATGGCAACACGTTCTATCGGATTTAAAATCAGGGTCCGTACATTCGGGAATAGTATTTTTCACGCTGGGGTTAAATGTCGGCTTTTCAAGATCACCATTGAATTCCCAGTTATGATTAGGGTTTTTATGGTCAGTATATATGACATGCATTTCGTCACAGCCCGGGCATTGGTGCATATACCCACCTTGGACTTTCCGTAAAAATTTTCCGGATCGTGCCATAATCAACCCTCCCGCATCAAATCGGACACACGGGTTGCCCGCGCGCCGACCTGTGTCGCCCAGCGGCTATCAAGGGCATGGTTGGCGGCGGCATTGAAATCACCGGATTTTAATGATGCCAGCATGTTTTTGAATTTGGATAAACGCGGCCAGCCTAAATTAAAGCACATGTTGACCAGCGCGCGGGCGGGGGCTTCGGGCAAATCACGCCACCATTTTGCGTTATTATCCAGTTCGACGCGGACCCAGCCGGTGTCATTTTCAAACAGATAGTCGATTTCTGTTTTTGATAACGGGCGGGTGCCGATGTTGCGACCTATGCCGATGGTGATCACCCCTTCGCTGTCGGTGTAGGCGGTATTTTTTAGACCCTCATCCCGGATTAGATCATCTTTTAATTTGTCCCAGTCAACCATGTCAGTTCCCCAAAAAAAGTTTGATTTGCGGCCAGAAATTTATGACCATACCGCCGCCAAAAACGATCCATACAAGTCGCTCAAGGATGCGCAACCGTTGACTATGATTATCTAAACGGCCTTTATTATCTGCAACCATGGCAGTAACAGCTTTAATCTCGCCCTCAACAATGCCGTCTTGATATGATTTTTTTTCGACCATTATTTTTTACCCCCGCGTTTTGCGGTTTTTACCGGCTTTGGATGTTTGGCTTTGACGGCCAACCATTTACCGATGACGTCATCAAGGTCGGCTGGCAGATTAGCGCCACCCAATCGCAACTGATTAAAGCCTTTTAGAATGGCGTCCAGTTGCTCACCAACACGTGGATAATCCCGCGCGCGTTTTTGACGATATGTTTCATTTTCTTGGTTTTCAACAACCCGTGGCATGGAAATTCCCCCGTTTAAATTGTCAAAGATTGATCGGCCTGAATGGCCCACTGATGCATTTTTATTTCTTTGGTGTTGGCTGTGTCCACGCGGATGCGGACGGCTGTCCCCGTCGGTTGTCCGGACACATCGACGTCGGCGGCCCAGACTTTGCGGTTCCCGGATACGGCGGATATTTGCGCCAGCGTCGCCGTTGACCAGGTTGTTCCACCGTCACGGGATACTTTCGCCAGCACATCGGTGTTGATGGTGATGGTGTCAATTTCTTCGACATCAAGGATTGGCCGCAAGGTCGCAGGTGCCGCACCAGCTGTAAATGAATTTGATTGCGGGGTTACGTTGACAGGCGCTGCCGTCCAGGACCACGCCCAATTAGAAAAAGTAATTCCAGGGGTCGCCGCATTGGTGCCAGTAAGAAAATATAAAGATTTACCTGCTGGAACTTTATCGGTGAATGTATAAAAAAGTGTTGCACCATCATATATTGTAACAGTTCCGTCTGAGGCTACCTTTAAATGAATAATGCTTGAGCCTTCAGTAAAACTGCCAGTTGTTGAAACACTTGTTCCGCCAAACTTAATATCACTAATTACGGCAGTTTCACCGTAATGCATCCACCATGAATTAGTCATGGTATTCATACCAAAACCGTCATTTGAGGCTGTTGCAGTTAAAGCAAGTGAACCAACCTCATCAGTAGCAAATAGACCAAAAACTTGGCTAACGTTCGTTATGTCTGTAATAGTGAAATAAACATCGCTGACACCTGATAACGCATCAACAGAATAAATAGCCCTATCTGCTACACTTTGGCCGGTGATATCATCCGCGCTGAATGTAAACGCTGACGTTTGCCCTTGCCATTTTGATGAAGCCCCAACACCAGAACCGGCACTGCCATTTGTCAACAAATAATTCGTCGTATCGTGCGTTGCACCGCCAAGTGCCGAAATTCCAGCGGCATCATTAAAAGTATCGATCACCGTGTTGACCATGCCTTTGGTTGCCAGCCCGTCAATGCGGGCGATTTCAAAAGCGTTAAGAATTGTATTATCACGGGCCACCTGATCGGCAACACCGATCCCTGACAAGCCCGAACCGTCGCCGTCCGGCTTCAGCCAGCCGGTGAATACCCCGGTCCTGTAATCGATCAGATCGGCGTTGGTGATTTCAGTCATGCCGACCGTCAACGCGATTTTGGCGATGGGGATTTTACTAGCCGGGATGGCCGGATCAGACGGACTGGCGGCTTCGGTACCGGTGGCCACAGCGACCGCACCCGTCGTTTCATCGATGTAGATAATATCGTTGCGCGGGTTGGTAGCGGGCGCGGTCAAGGTGGCCGTATTCTGAGCCGCAACAGCGATCCGGGTGTCGGTATCGACGTTGAAAATAACCCCGGCATCAACGGCCACCGTCATGTCGGCTGTTGTCTGTTGATGCGGGGCAAAGGCACCGGCAAGGATTTGATGGACGGCAATTCCGGCATCCAGATTGGTTTTATAAGCCGCACCCGATTGCGCGGTGTTGTCGGGCTGCGTGAATGTGTTGACTGTCATGATTTTCCCCTTGGTTTATGCGCCGGTGGCTTGCCAGTTGACGGTACCGCCGACATCGACACCACCGGCATCGAATACCCGCACCGTGAACCCGGTTTTGGATGCATTTTCGTACGTTGCAAACCGGGCCGACGTGCCCGATGCGGTGGCTTGAATACCCGGCACCGAATGAAAAACATCGGCAAATGTCACCGCCGTGCCGCCCGCCGCCACCGTCAGGCCGGATCCGTTTTCCGACCGCTCCGGCACGTCGGCTGTCAATAAAAACCCCGACAACATGGCGACCCCGGATGATGTGTCAATTTTAGCGCGGGCTTTGATGTACCGGGCCGCAACATCGCCGACGCTCCAGTCTTCGAAGCCATCATAACTGCCCGCGCCGTTGCGCGTATCGATTTGCAATAATGGATCGGCAACACCGATTTCCCCGGCCCCCAGTTCAGCCGTCAGATCACCCCAGACGCGCACGCCCGTGGCATCAAAGCCTAAATCAATTTCATTTTTTGCCTGGTAAGTCGCCGCCGACACCGGATCGAACGTCATCTGGTCCCACAGTTCAGCATCAGACATGGCGGACGCCAAGGTGTTGCTATCAGGGATCAATTTTCCAGACACATCATGGCGCAAAAACCCGGGCATTGTGCCCGGCCAACGCACCGCTTCCACAGCCAGCGATGCCACTACGTCATAAGTGTTGGTGACAATGATGTTGTATGTTGTGGCCGCGTTCGAATAATTGCCGCTTGTATCAATGGCTTTGATCCCCACCGTCCAGTCGCCCGGTGGCAGACCCGCGTTTGTGACTAGCGTGCCTTTGGTTTCTTTGGATAAAACCGTGGCATTACCAAAATCAAACGCCCCGCGCGGTGCATAACGCAGTTCGTACCCGGTGCGGTCAACGTCCGAAATCGCCGACCATTTGAACGTCACCACCGTGCCGTTTTGTTGGGCCGATAACGTTGCCACATCGTTTGGCAATGCGGTTTTACCAACCACCGTGTGGCCGGTGACCGTCACCCACGTGGACCGGACACCAATGGAATTACGGGATCGGATGCGGGCATCGTAACTGATACCATCGATGGCCGGTGAAACATAAATTTCAATAGCGATACCGGGCAAGGCCTCGCCATCGGTCCAGATACTGTCGGCGGATTTTTTATACTGCCATTCGATCCAGCCACCGGATGTCACGAATGCATCGGTTGGCGCCGCCCATGAAAGCTTCAATCTAGATACAATGGTGCCGTCGGTTGGTGTCAACAGTTCCGATGTGCCGCTCGTTAGTGTTAATGAAGTCGGGGCCGTGACGTCAAGGCCGCTTGGCAGGTTGGTATCAGGCGACGGATCGACCGTCGTTTCTTCCAATGATGGGTCCCAATCCCACAGCGTGGTCGCCGTTTCACGAAGCGTCAGATCAACGCCCAAATAAGGCGCACCTTCGCTGTCGCGATCCGTAGAAAATGCCCAATTCATAATCCGGAACGGTTTCGATAACCAGCCAAAACGGTTGTTTGTCACTGTGACCGTGGTCCCGGCAATGACCCGGATGGCTGAAAGTTTACATTTTAATTTACAGGTTATTTGTTGACGGCCTTCTTCAAGCACAATTTTTTCAAGGCGTTGCCCGGCCGTCGCCGATGTGGTGTAAGGCGCATCGATGTCGCGGTAAATCCGTTCGTTGTTGTCTTCGGCTTTATACGTTATGGATGTGACCGGTGGCAGATCCGTCGGTTGCCAGTTGTCGTCCGGGTTGACATAAACACCTTTGACCGCATTGGCCAGCGCGCGCCTTGATTGCCGGGTGGTGACGGTGATGGGACCACGCAAATCGGTTTCATCCAGCGATATGGTCGGCGTGTCATAAGCCCCGGCATAAAGTCGCCAGTTCGATCCGCCGGTATTAATGGCCCGGCCTGCACTGGCCGTTAACATTTCGCCCAGCCATTCACGCGGACGGCGGGCGCTGTCAACAGTTCCGCGGCAACAGTACCGTGGTTCGGCTTTGCGGGTCAGGGTATGGATACCTGTGCCCGCCGATGTGATATCGGTTGGGGTGCCAACCCGGGCATTGGCCAGACTGGTCGCCAATGTAAAGGTATCAGGTCCGGTGCGGGTCAAATAATAATCGGTGCTGGCGGACAGGCCGCCCGGCAGGGTCCCGGTGGACGACAGCCAGACTTTATCACCCACCTGTAAATAATGGGAGGTGGCATCGTCGCGGGTTAGGGCATCGGTGGCGGCATCCGCCGTGAACGTAAATGTGCGTTCAGTAACAGCGACCATTTCATCACAGATATTGGCTTGTGCAATCAGACTGGTTTCATCAATTTCACTGTCAAAATCGGCATCAAGACCATATTTGCCATCAACAATTTTATACGCCTGACACAAGGCGGCATTGTCGGTCCATGTCATTTTTGTGACCGTACCGCCGGTGCCGCCGGTGGTGATGGCTTGGCTGTCACCGATAAAAATTTTAAAACTTGTCGCATCAACCACGCTGTCGACCAAATAGTCGCCGGCCAAAGACGGAACAGCCCCGCTGTGGCCACGGATAAACACACGGTCATTGGCTGTCAAGCCATGGGATGTCGATGTGGTGATCAACGCATAATCCGTGCCCCCGGCGGCACTGGACACAATGGCGGTACCGGGATCGCGCGGATCGTACAATTTGCGGCCTTTGACGATGCGCGAAATATTCGGTACCTGCCCGCCAAATTTATCCTGATCGGCTTTTAATTTAACAGCGGTATAAGCGACCCCGCGGGCGCGGTGGCTGGACGTCCATTTGGTCGGTATATCTGTCGTCAACATCGTACTGGCGGCTTGCGTTTCCATACCCAGATTGTTTTCGATCCACATCACGCCTAAATAATTCCCGGTGGCAGCCCCGGTGATCGGGTCAAACGTTTCGATTTTATCATCAATCATCAAATCACCCAGCTGTTCGACCTGGTGATCAGCGTGGGGGATCATCATGTACAAAAATTCTTTGTCATCAGTGGCGTGTAAAAATGTCATTGGCCCCCCGACGCGGACTTCGCCGAATATTTCCTGACGCGGTGTGACCGGCTGGCGGACATTTAACGTCCGGTCACGGCCTAGGTTCGAAATATTTCCAATAGACGGGGATTTTGGTTTTTTCGAAAAAGCACCGGTGACCGCGCTGAACACCGTGGAAACAACCGCTGATAAAAGTGCATCAACAACAAAGCTAGCAAGCGTTGTTTCAGCGATTTTAGTGGCGATAGCGGTGACGATTGCAGATGCCATTAGCCGATTTTCCAAACAGTTTCACAAACCGGCAATGAGTTTGCGACCCAACCGGACAACCCCGGCGTCAACACCCGGTCACCAACAACAATACCCAAACCCGACGCCCTGTTTTCACCGCACGGCAACAAGGCGATATCGCCGCGCCCGGCATGAAGAACAGGGGTTTCAATAGCGCTGATTGATTTTGTGATCACAGCCGTCATGGCGCGAACACGGTTTGAAAACCCGGCAGGCACATCCACTTTGTTCATTGTTAAAAATTCACCGAGCATTTTATAAGCCCCTTTTTCTGTCTGATAGCGGCCACGAAACCATTCCGCCGGATCAACACCCGTCATCGCCATAACGGCATCACAAACAGCCAGGCAACAGTCACAATTTCCCCATTTAAATCGCCCATCCGACCCGGCCAGATAATCGCCCAGACGGGATTGCCAATCGGTGCGGCGGATTAATTTTATCCCCATTTGAAACGCGCGTCCTGAAGCCCGGCGACATATTCAAAAGCCAGATCACCGGGATAATCGATTTTCTGGTCTTCGTCCGTGTAACGGCGTTCGCGGGGCCGTTCCAGATCAATCAGGCGGTTTTCAACCTTGACTGTGATCGATGCCGTATCACCGGATTCGGCAATATTCATGATGTCCATGCGCCCGGTATAAACCAGCACCGGATCGGCAATCACCGCCCAGTTATCATCAAAAAAACCAAGCCAGATTTTAACCGCCCGGCCTTGATATTTTTCACCCAAAGCCGTTGAAATCAGGGCGGCATCAATACCGTTTAACGTCAACGACAGCCCGGTTGCGCGCACGTCATCGGTTTCTTCGATGGGACTGATGGTGCCCATATCGCCTGAACCCGTCCACGTTTTACTGTCCCATGTTAATGATCCCGTCCCGGTCCAAAGGCGAAGTGGTGAAGACGAAAAATCCATTTCGACCATGATAAACGGGCGTTTTTCAGCAACGTTCAGCGCGTTTTTAACCGCCGTCGTCAAAGTGCGTTCAGACATATTAAATCCGTTTTAGTTAAATGACTTCGCGGGCTGCGAACGTCAGATTGTAAAAACCATCAACATTAATCGGTGTTGGCATGGTGTTGGACGCCAGCCTGAACACACCCATGCAGTTACTGGTGGTGATGGCAGCACCGTCCGTGACCGACGCCCGAAGGCGCGGCCAGATGTCGATCGTTGCCAACCCCGATGCGTCGGCGGTGACGTCATTTAAAATTTGATGCAAACGTGCAGTCGCACCCGTGCCTAATTGAATATAATCGCCGGTCAACAGCACACCGAAAGCGTTCGCGGTCCAGCCCTTGGTCGATAGTTCCGCACTTTGCGAAGCCTGTGCGCCGTTCACCAACGGCGTGCCCACGGGCGTACCGCGCGGGGTTTGCGCGTTCGGATCACCCAATAAAAATGTGCCTTTTTTCCCGTTCAGTTTCAGCCGGAACGCGATCCAATCGGCGGCTTCACCGCGCTGCATCATTGGCAAATTAACGATGGCTTGCCACCATTGCCCGGAATGCTCCTGAATATCAGATACAGCCGTAAACGGATCGATGGATTCCGCGACCACCGATGACGCCGTAATTTCAACTTCCATGATACGGGTGATATCCGGTAGCGATAAAGGGTAAGTAATTGCCATTTTATGAAAAAGCCATTTTATGAAAAAGCCTGGGCAAAATTACCGCCGCGGCGCCGCGCGTCTTCGACCCCGGATGTTGTCGCCGCGATAATTTGCGGCATCATCTGCATCAGTTCGGCGCGGACGGTTTGCTGGACCCCGGTTGTGATGTTCAGGGTTTGATTGACAACCATGCTGCCCGCGCCCTGCCCCTGCAAAGCGACGGGGATGCGTTTTCCGTCCGGCAAGGGGACGAAGGCTTCGTTTCTGGCACCTTCTCCAAACACGGCCAGTTGCGGCGATGTGGCAACACCACCGGACGCGTAAGATTGCACCGGCAACGGCCCCGATGACGACATGACACCACCTTTGGCAAAGCCGAAAAAATCACCGATGCTGCCGACGATATTGCCAAAATCAAAACTACCACCACCACCGCCGCCACCACCCGGACCCGGAAGTCCGATCATTTTATCAATCCAGTTTTTGGCGATGTCTTCGAGAATACCGAAAGCCGTCGATTTAAAGCCGTCGAGTGAAAATTCGCCGCGTTTAACAAAACTTTCGATTGAATCTCCGGCACGGGTCCAGGTGTCTTCGGTCTTGGTTTTGATTTTTTCACTAACGGCGGTGGTTTTTGTCTCGACCTTGTCCCACGCCTTTTCAACGGCGCGGCCATATTCATCAAAGGTCAGTTTTCCCGCCGCCAGCAATTCATCCAGTGTCGCCAGTTCTTTGTTCAGATTTTCCATCGGGGTTGCAATCGACGCCTTGACCCGGCGCGCGGCGCGGTCAAGTTCGGATGTGGCCTGTGTCGCCGTGGTAACAGCCGGGGCATAAGTATCGGTTAAAACGGCGGATTGTTCCTGAACCTTGGTCGTCACTTCTGTGGTTGATGATCCGGTTTGTTTAAGTTTTGTCTGAAAATTTTCAAGCGACAGGCTGGTATTGTCCAGCGACGTTGACCATTCCTTGAATTTGTCCCCGACCAGCGGCAAATTGGACAAAAGGTCCGCCACAAAGGACAAGCCATCGATAAATTTTTGCAAGGCTTCGGTCCAGAAATTGACGACAAATTTCAGGTAATCCGTAAAAACATCCGCCGCTTTCGGCAGGATCGACGAAAACCATTCGGCCATGGAATTCAAGGCCGGCAACATATTGATAACAATACGCTGACCGAAGCCCTTCACCGATCCGCCCATACGGGTCAGGGTGTCGTTGAATTTGGCCATATTGTCGGCTTCGACGCGGGTCATTGTCAGACCCATCTGGTCGGCTTCTTTCATCAGGCCGCGGATGGCATCCGCGCCACCGTCCATGGCCGACAGCAAATCAACCCCGGCGCGGCCCATCAGATCCATGGCAATTCGCGTGCGATCAGACGGATTTTCGACGCCTTCCAACGCGTCCGCCAGCGTCAGAAACTGGTCCGTCGGTCGTAATTTTTTAAAACTGTCAACGGACAAGCCCAATTGATCAAAAGCCCGTTTCGGGGTTGACAATCCAAGGCTGGCATCGGACGCGGATTTACCGAGTTTTTTCAGGCCATTGGTCATTTGCCCCATGGATACACCGGAAATATCAGCGACAAACTGCAACTGGGAAAGGGCCTCGGTCGATGCCCCCAACCGAACGGACAGTTTTTGCAATTCATCCCCGGCATCGATGGTCGATGATATAAATTTGCCGATGGCCGCAACGGCGGCGACCGCAAAGGCCGCGCCGATGGCCGCCTTGACACCACCCAGCCCTTGTTTCAGGCCCTGCAACCGGGTTTTGACGGAATCAAAGGCTTCACCGGTTTTGTCTTTGGCCTTGATGCCAAATTCCAAATTCTTTTTTGCCATCGATTATTTCCGTTTCAAAAAGACTTGCCAAAGCTGCATTTCGTATTCCGTCATTTCAAGAATATCGTTAATCGGGCGACCCCACCGGTCGGCCAGTGCCATGGCGATTTGCAGGGTGGGGTCGCTTTTTAGTTTTTTTCCGCGTCCGCGTTATCGTGCGCCGTTAAAATTTCGTTGGCGACACGGCCAACAATGTCCGCCGCCGCCGAACGCATCATATCCGGCTTGTCTTCGACGGTAAAAAGCGGATCACCATTACTGTCCATGGCCAGCAGGATAATGGTTTCAATGGCCGCGCCGACATCGTCGGTTTTATCCGATTTTTGTTTAAGTTTCCGGCGCTGCATCAATGTGATCGGCGATACGAAAATTTCAAGATCATCCCATTCGGGGACGATTATTTTAGCCGTTTCAAGATCCTGAAAATGTGCGGTAACTTTTTCAATGGCGCGCATTTAAATCACCGTTGTTTCAGTCAGGGCACCTGTTCCCTGAAATGAGAATGAAGCCTCGACCATGCCGTCGAGGGCGGCTTGCCGGGAAATTCCGGTAACCAGAGCCGTGCCGGAAAAATAAGTGTCACCGGACACCGCGCCTTCGGGGTAAACGGCCAAGGTCACACTGGCACCGGTGGTCAGCGCGCCCTGACCGGTGGTATCCGTTTCATCCCAGAAACAGTCCATCGAGCCCGACCAACTTTTCAAACCGGTTTTATAGGTCCGGTCCGTATCGCCCATGGCGGTATCTTCGATGGTATCGGCTGTTTCGTCGATCGACCATGATTTGACTTCGGCAACCGTGTTGGTGCCTATTTTGACGGTTCCTTCGGAACCGGTATGATTTGCCATTTTAAATACTCCTGTGTTATAAAATTACAAGCAACTGTTAAAAGGATTGATAATGGAAAATATGGATATGACGACCGGGGTGTTGATTTCACTGGTCATTGGCGCGGTTTATTTTTTTCCCATGGGCATTGCGTTTTATCGGGACCATCATTCAAAAGCCGCCATCACCGCGGTTAACGTCATTTTTGGCTGGACGTTTCTTGGCTGGATTTTTGCCTTTATCTGGGCGTTGACCGGAGTCCGCAAGGACCGGGTCTGATGGCGCGGGCGGGGTTTCCGACCAGCCGCGCCGGATCATCAGTTCGACATTGTCAGGCATGACTTCGACACTGCCCGCGCCAGCGGGCGGGTACATTTTGATCAGTTTCATTGATTTTCCCTTTTTAAATAACCACAGTCGGATCATTTTCAGCGGTTTGATAATCGACCGAAAACGTCATCCGGTTTGAAGCCAGCGGTTTTTCGCCTTGACCTTCGAAGGTAAATTCAGCGCTGTCCAGACGGATTTCCTTGGCCAAACCGGACAACACCGGATCGGCGGCCAAGGCCGTTTCGACTTCCTTGCCAATTGTGTCAAGCGTATTGTCAATATTTGATGTGCCCTGAACAAGGGCCTCGATAATAATTTCAGCGGTCCGCGCCTGACGTCGGTTGCCAAGGCCCATGGTGACATATTCGACGTCATCACGTTCAAGATAAACGAGCAATCCGGGCAGGGACGCGGGCTGGATCGGCCAGACACGGCTGGCGAACACGTTGGTGCCGGTTGTGGTCAGGCCGGTGACCAGCGTCACGACCGCATCGCGGATTTGTTGGCGCACATGATCAGCCATTATTGTTTTTCCAATACCAGTTTAACAATGCCGGTACCATCGATCTCAACGCCTTGAACAGTGTAGGTGACGGTGTTGATCAGCACTATTTTTCCGTGGGTGATGCCGGAAACGTCAGACGCCCGGCAAGTAAAAACCGGACGCGTGCTTTCGATCGGAACCGCAGCCCCGATATCAACGCCCAGAAATTCGTTTTCGAACAAACCGGACACCGATACCGAGCCGTCATAAATAGCAACCACACCAAATTCATCGGCGTCAAAGAATTCCAGACGATCGGCATCGGTTTCAATAGCCATGTTTTAGACGGTCTGTTTACGGCCAACGCCGAGAACAACACAATCAAACACGGGCGATGTACCGGCAATGGTGACCACCGCCCGGATGTAGCGGGCCGCGCCATCGATATTGATACCTAAATCTTCTGTCAAATCGGCAGCATTGGTAATTTGAGTAAAAACAGCACCCGTTATATCCGTGAACGTCGAATTATCAGGGCTGTCTTGTAATTTGACGTCCAGCGTGTGATCCACGCCGCCACCGGCGGACGAGGCCAAAATAACTTTGACCTTGCCGACATAGTCGCGCATATCGACGCCACCACCGTTGGCACTGGCCGTGCGGCGGACGGCGGGTAAAAGTTCAATGGCTGTGAAATTATCGTGGGCATTAAGCGTGGGCATTGGTTAAGTCTCCGTTTCTGTGGCATCGCCGTCATCGACGTCACCAGTGTTGTCAGTGTTGTCATCGGTGCCATCAGGTTTGTCGGCGGTGCCGTTGCCGCCGGCCAATGGTTGACCAGATGCTTTGGCGCGGGCTTCACGTTCGGCGTTGGTTACGGCTTTTTTTTCAGCCTTGGACATTACCATTTCAGCGCGACCCATTCGGATCAGGATGCGCGCGTCATCATCAGGCAAGTCGCAGGTTTTACCCGCCGACAAGCGTTTACCGCCGCCAACAGTATCTTTAAAAATTTTAACTTTCATTGGATTGCTCCGGTTATGGTCCGGGCAGGTTTCCCCGCCCGGACCGATTACGGTTTCAGGATGGATCAGGCTGCGTCATTTGAATGACAGAAACTGACCGCATTGCGCACCGCCAAGTCCATCGATTGCAGAGCCACAATCCGGACCGTGCCGCTGGTCGAAGACGTGTAAGGATCAATAGTTAGATCAAGCCCGCCCCACATCCCGATCAACAGATCCGACCAGTTTCCATAAAACACATCACCATCTGTAACCTGATTGGAAATCGGACAGTTGTAACCGTTAACTGTGTTACCGGGTTCCCAAATAAATTGCGCGGTTCCGGATGCTTTTTCCGTGGTTTTAAAAGCCCCCCGCATAGCCGCGTCAGTGACATAAGACAGGTTACCAACATCGGCATTATCGACGGATACCGCCGTTTCCATGGCAACAACTTCGCCAAATGTTGGGTCAGCCCCGGCAAACGTTGTTGTATTGATGCCGGTGGTTTGCGACACACCAGTCGGTTGTCCGGATGATCCGGTTCCGTAAAGCGATGCCAGATCAATGGCCAAAGCAATGACGCGGGATAAATCCATGCGGACAAAATTTTCGATGCTGATTGATGATTGCATCAATAATTGCCGGGTGTAGTCCGTAAAGGCCCCCAATGTTTTGGGCGACAATGCCACTTGACCAATAGTTTGCTGGCTTTCCGTGGGCGATCCACCTTCGGTCCCAATCCAATAGGAAGTCGCACCGCCAGTTTGTTTTGGAATGGCAATGTTGCCGTTCAAGTCCGTCAACAAGGTGGCACCGACTTGGTCCATCACCATCGCGTTGCGCAACAGATCAATAAATGATCCCGGCAACAAATCAGTTGCAACAAGGTTGCCGCCGGCGGTAGTTGTTCCAACATTCAGATCACGTTTCATGACATCGACCGGGACCATAATACCTTGTGCCGTTTTACCCATGCGTTTACCAGCGGCGACTGAACATTCATGTTCAAAGCCAGCGGCTTCCTGTGCCCGGCGATCATTAGGATTAGCGATGGCGTTAAGGGCGCGAACAAAAGAAAAGCTGTCGGCTTCTTTCGCTGTCAAACCAATTTCTGGTTCTTCGGCACGTTTGATATCAGCCGGTGAGCGTTCGGCGACTTTATCCAGCACCTGAATCCTGAAGTCATCAAGGGTGACATTTTGTGAAATGGCGCGGTTGGCGTCATCAACCATACCATGGCGTTGCCCCATGGCCGTGATTTCATTGATGCGCGACAGTTCCTTTTTCTGGATGGCGTCACGGACCGCGGCTTCGTCAATTTTGGGCTGGGCGGGAACTGGTGCCACGGCGCCGCGGGTTCCAGTTTCGGGTGTTGTGTTTTGTTCGGGCATTTTTTTAATTCCTTCAATAATGGTTTCAAATTCAGGTTGAGCATCGCCGTCACGTCCGATGCCGACGGTCATGTCGGCGGGAACAGAAACGATGCTGATTTCAAGCGGGCCCCAATCCACCGCGCGGTAGATGTCACTGCCGACATCATCCCCGGTTTCTTCCAAAACCATGCGATTGATACGGTACCCAACAGAGATATTGGCGCGAATGCCGTCACGGACATCGGCCAGCGTTTCTTCGGCAAGCGAGTTTTTACCAAACCGGACGGTGGCACGACCGCGCAGGTCGCCCCCGATGCTTGCGCTTTCGATCACCCCGATTTGTTTTTCAGGGTTGTGGTCCAGTAAAAGCGGCGCGGTGCCGCCCCGGAACCAGTTCAGATCAACGGAACTTTGACCGTGATCAAGAATTTCATCACCAAACCACCGGGTCACCGGGTCTTCGGACGAGAACGACAAATCAATAGTGCGGTCATTTTCACCCTCACCATCGCTATGTAGGCGCGTAATGGTCGCAGCACGGGTCAGTTTTGGCGTTTTAATTGTTTTCTGTTTCGGCATTGGTGTCTCCTGTTTCTGATGGTGTCATCGGCTGATCGGTATTGGCATCCGTCAGGGTCAACCCCATGGTGCTGGCCAGTTCCTGTTCAGATTTTAATTGCTGGAACGTATCGGTTAAATCGCGACCTTGTTCGCCCATTATTTCAGAACGGGATTTAAGATGTTTATCAATCGCCAGAATATTGGCTTTAATTTCTTTTTCAGGATCAACCCACGCCCAACCACGGGGCTGCCAAATCACATGATTGAATTTAGCGAATTTATTCATCGGCAACGCCAGCGCGCCGGTGGTCAATGACCATGTCAGCCATTCTTCAAACACCTGATCATGTACCGATGAAATCAACCATGTTTGTAAAACCCGCCAGCCATCACGTTCGTCATTCAGGCCGTGGCGAAGTGATGAAAAGTTAACGCCTTCCAAATCATTCGCGAGGCCGTTGTATGAAACACCAACGCCCGCGGCAAACCCCCGTAACATAGTTTTGCAAAACGTCCCGAAGGCATCGGTTGGATGTTTGGGGTCAAACATTTTCATGTCCGACCCGGCGGGCAACTGTTCAAACGATCCCGGTTCGGCTTCGGTGATGGTGTTGCCGAAGGCGTCGGTATCATCGCCCGGGTAATCTTCGCCGGTGGGTGTTGTAATAAAACCCATTTTCGCCGCCGACACGCGCGCCGCCGTCAATTCGGCTTCTTCATAACCGCCCAGCATTTGCAGACGTTGCATACCCGCGTGCATCCACGGCACACCTCGGGTTTGTTGGGCGCGGTCGGACACAAATGGGTGAATAATTTCATCCGCCGGGATGCGCAAATAACGCCGCCCGCCGTAAAGATAGGTTTCATCACCCGGATGGCGGGTCAGCACATGATAGGCAACGGGCCGGGACCATTGATTGGTTTCAACGCCCATGTATATCCGGTTTCCAGAGCCAAGATCGCGGCATAAATCTTCATCCAGATGGTCAGCTTCGATCAGTTGAATGGCAAAGCCAAAATCATTTCCGGCCTGACGCCCGGGGATTTTGCGGATCAAAATTTCACCGTCACGAGCGATGGATTTGATGATTAAATTTTCAGCGTCTTGCCATGACAAACGACCATCCATGGTGCAAATACCGCGACGCCCCCATGCCGTCCACGCCCGTTCAATTTTATCATTGGCAACCTTGTCAGCGGTGACAAAATCATCCTGTAAAACACGGGCTTGCAGAATAATGCCTTTGGGCCCGACCACACCAGCGGCAACCATGTTCATCAATTTTTTTGCGTAGTCATTATTTTGCACAAGGTCCCGCGAACGGGCCCGCAGCGGGCGCAGTGATGATCGCAATTCAGCATTTATTGATTTATTTGTGGTCGTCCAATCTGACGTCAAACGATTGACAATGGCGGCGTTGAAAGCCCTCGATCCAGACACACTGTTTGGCCGGGCCTTGCCAAGCAATGCCCGTTTCAGATTATTTAAATATCCCATAAATTACCTAGCCCGACCGAAACGGACCAGTACCCGGCCTTTGTGACCAAGGCCGTTATTGATACGGTCGGCGCGGGCTTCAAGAGCGACTTCGGCTTTGTATCGGTCCCTGAGCACCAGCAAATCAGGAATGGATGTACGAGATAACGAGCGACCGTTGATGCTGTAGCTTTCCTGATCTTTGGCGGCGCGGCCTTCGATCACGGCTTCGATAGCGTCCAGTGTGATTTTTGCGTGACTGCGACGATCCGTTGCCGTGCCCGTTGTCAAATCAGGCAGGACAATCAGCGTGCCAGAATCGACACGGTATCGTTTTGTGCCATTATCGACGTAGGCATCCCACATATATGTGCCCGCAACATAGTTTGCCGTTGTTCCTTTGGCAATTGTCACCGCATGATCGGTGCCAGATGTTGTTGCTGTTACGTTAAACGTATTGCCCGATTTATGAAAATGATAAACAAGCGACCACGTCGGTGCAGGATAATCGGCCAGTGACCGGGTCCATTCCCAGGTATCACCGGCAACCAATTCCTGCGGTTCGTTGGTGGGTATATTGTTGGGCACTATCTGCTATCTCCAACTGTTGACGAAACCACCGCGGCGATTACCATGGCGTTGTCGTTTGACTTTGGTCGGGGTCGATGGGTCGGTTTTAACGTCGGTTTCAGTTTTTGTTTTCACATGTTCGACCATGCTGTTTTCAGCCCAAGCCCGAGCCCAGCCCGGTGTGTTTTTTGGGTGATCCCAAACGATGCGATCGGCTTTCAGGCTAAGTGCACCGGCATGGGACATCACCAATAAATCGATGACTTCATTTCGGGCTTTAGTTTTTTTCCATTTGCCGTCTGGTTGTCTGGCTTCGGCTGTGGCCTGTTCAAAAAATGTATGTGGCGGTTTGTCATCCAGTAAATCGGATGACAAATGCAGTCGTTTTGCGCCTTCGTCTTCGCGTCTTAGCTGGGCATCAAGGGCGTCTTTCATCAGGTTCGAATTAAAAAAGCCGACGGGGACTTCGCCGCGGGCCTTGGCTTTTCTGTCTTTGCGTTCGCTGTCAGGCAAGCGACGTGCGAACCGTGGTGCAGTCGGTGCACCGGTGCCTTTTAACAACAACACAGCCCGGCGTTTATTGTGCTTGCGGCACGTGAGCCGCCAAAAATCGTATGCGTTATCGGTCACCCCTGCCGCGCCCCCGCTGTCAACCACCATGCGGGCGATCGACATGACGCCGGATTTGTCCGCCAGCGGATAGGTTTTTGCCAGCACACCGGTCAACAACAGGCCCCAGTCTTCGAGCCTTGTCGCTGGATCGACGGGTTGGTCACCGCCGCCAGCCGACGGGGCTTTAAAAATCGTGAACCAATCGACAACCCAGCTTTCAAGACCGGGCCCGAATGCGCGGATCATCACATCAAACCGGTTCGATTGCACATCGACAGATGCGATCAGGAACCGTGCGCCGTCTGGTACAACCCGGAGCGAATAATCTTCGGCACGGTCGATCAGGTCCTGGGCTTCGAGGGAGCCTTCGTGTTCTGCCGCTTTAGGCAGGTAGGGCAATCCTTGATCGACGTTAGTCGTTGTCTTGATGGTTTCTTCGGAGCCGGTGGTTTCAAAATCCGTAACGGCTTCGATGTATTTTTTAACCAGTTCGCCCCAAGTCGAAAATGCCGCGGCGGTTCCTTTTAACCAATATGATACGATCGACGATGATCGGGCTGTGCCTCGGGCTGTGCCATCAGGTGCTATCCAACATCCTTCTGTTACCCAGATGCCGGATGCGTTCATAGATTTTCTGTGTTTAGGTTCAATCACGCACCCGTTGGCAGGGCATGTCATGGTGACGGATTGGGCGGCTTCTTCGGGGCTTGCGCCATCAGGCCAGTTCAGGTTGTCAAATTCTCCTTCAAAATATTCGCCACAATGCGGACACGGCCAATGCCACCGCCGACGGTCGCCACGATTGTAAAGAGCCAACACACCGGTTGTCGGTGGGGCCCGGTGTGGTTCGCCTTCGGGCGGGGTCCACTTTGGTTTTTGTACCGGACGGCCCGGTGAACTTTCAGCCAAAGTCATGCCGGCAGATCCGAACGTTCTGGTCCGGGTTCGGCCTAAATCAAATGGTGCGCCTTCGCCGTCAACATTTTCAGTCATCCGGTCGTAGTCTGTAAACGCCACCCGCGGAATCGGTTTTGACGACAACACATCGATCGACGGAAAGCCAAGGGTCAGAATGCCGCCCCTGAAAATTTTATCAAAGACGTTGTTGTCGGCCTTTAACTGTGACGTGCGCGCCAGTATGTCAGGGCTGTGCCTGATCATGCGATCGACACGGCGTTTAGAAAAATCTCGGGCTTGGTCTTTGGTCGTTTGCACAATCAGCATATCAGCCGGATCGCAAACCATACCGTGACCTGCCCAGTTCAAAATCAGTGCATCGGTTTTCCCGGACTGAGCCGGACCGACAAATATTTCAGCCTCGAACAAACGGCTGGTTAACATATTCATGGGTTCAACCATGTAAGGCGTCATGGCGTTATCCCATGGCCCGGTGTAACCACCGCCGGGATTGTGAACAATGCGGTAACGCTCGGCAGCTTCGGCAACCTGCATTCGCTTTGGCGGCAGGAGAACTTCGGCAGCGCGCATTCGTGCGGCAACTGGATCGGCAAATGGCGGCAAGGGTTCCGCATCCGGGATCAATAATGACAGATCGACATTATGCGACATCGGCAAGTTTTCGTTTTGCCATCATCATTCGCGCCAGTCCTTCTTGATGCTGATCAACTTTTTCCTGAATGGTGCCGACAACACCCGGTTTCAAATCGCAGTCACGGGCCAGTTGATCGGGCAGGGCCTGTAAAAAACGAGCGATCGTTTGCAAAATTTGTTCAAATTCTTTTTCGACAATCGACGATTCCATCAGTTCGCCACGCTGTCTGGCGACAGACATGCGACGAGCCTCGGCATCGTAATATTCTTTTCTAGCTTTTGATGGCAGGGCATCGATGCCATTGGCTTCGCCACCTTCAAGATCCAGTTCGGATTGTAATTTTCTAATGGCCTCACGGCGTTGTTTGTCTTCTTCGGTTTTTCTTAACTGGCGTTTTTCGTACCAGTTACGAACATCATTAAGACTGAACTGGTATGCCTTGCCTTGTCCGCCATTCTCTTTCGCAGTTGGAAAATCATCATCCTTAAACCAATTATCAATGGTCGGCAAAGACACACCGAAGGCTTCCGCTATATCCGCGCGGCTTACCAGAACGTCTTTGTCAGTCATGATTTGTCCCTACGACATAAACAACAAAAGAAAAAGAACCCCCCAACAGAATAAAAAATTACGTTTTTTCCACGGTCTCGCGTTACCCGTGACAGACTCACCGCTGGAAGGACCCATTTATTTAACGCGGAAGCTAACGTGCCCGCCGGAGCGCGAATGATAATTCACGACGGAATTTATTTGGGAACGAACGGGTCGCAGTACTGTTCGCATCTTCATAAAATGGAAACCGACGACGAATTGCAGCAGATGAGGAAAAAATATATAGAAGTTTAATCGGATATTGTTTTTTACCACGACGCTGATATATCCCAGCGTGCAATCGACCTTTATCATTTTTAACTGCAAACGTTTTTGGTTTATTTAATAATGCTCTAGGCCGTTTAGCCTTACCAATCTTTCCAGATGCCAATCGTTTAATGCCAACAGGAATAGCGAGATTGCGCCCACGGGGCTTTTTAATTCCACCCGTCACATGACGGGCTAACCATTCCCGACGTTTGGGATCAAACACACTGGCAACCAGATTTGTTTTTGTGGCTTTCTTCACCCGCATGGCTTGTGAAGCAAACCGTTTATTCCTGAGATTAAATGATCTTGGAAACGTTCTGTTAACAATCCGCTTTCGAACATCAAACGCCGTATCGCTTAACGCATTCCTGATTGCTGTTGGCAATTCTTTCTTTTGTATTTTATCTAAGCCCCGCGTAAATGATTTGATATTCGATTTGACGCTAAGACTAATCATTGCTTTTCCCATAAAAAAAACCGCCTCGGATATTTCCGGGCGGATTTCTATAACCATAATCTTTTTATAGCCTAATTCTGGGACGTTTGTCACATCTTTTTTTATTTTTTTTGAAAATAAATCAAAAGCGTTGTAATTCCAGCATAATACCTGCGTCTAACAATATGATGGGATATTCCATTATGATATGATTTTGCGATCTTTCGAAAAGAATAACCACATGCTTTACCAAAAACTGCACGCCGTTCATTAGCAGGCAGCCTTACAATCACATCCAGAAACTTTTCTAAGGTCGCATGATCTTCTACTGACAGCCCCCGCCGTTTAACTTTAACATCACCGGCATAATCATTTTTATCACGGATAAAATCAGGCAAACTGGATACAGCACCAACCAACCTACGGATATCATCCGGCAATACATCACGGCGGACAAGACCGCCACATTCAAACAACCATTCAACAACACCGGCCCGCGCCGCTGACATAGCATCATGACTTTGATTTTCTTGTACCGTTTGAACTTTCCTCATCGATTATTCCTTTCTGTTTTTCTGTCCAACCAGTCCACCTTTGTAATTTTTGGGTGGACTTATTTAAACCGCTTAAGCCATTGATTTTATTACTTATGTCCAACCAGTCCAACCAGTCCAACCACATATTCAATATGCATATTCGCGCCTACGTACATGTAACAAACTGGGTGGACTGGTTGGACACACTGGACCTATCGCAGATTTCTGCGTGTTTCAGACCATCACAACGCCGGACATTGCCCGGCCATTGGCTGGACTAAATCGGATCGTCGTCAAATTCTTCTTTGGTTTCGTAAATTTCAGGCAAATCGGACCACGGCACGCGCCCGCCGATCCATTCATCAAAGGCATCCCGGCACGCATCAAGGTTTGGGAACACAAACGATCGTACCCGAACACCATCATCAACGGTTTTTCGTTTTTCGGATATCCCCGGCACCAAAGGTTTTAACGTGCCCCTAACCAATTCAGACATCGACCGCCGATGTTTAACCCCCAAATCATCACAAAACGATTTGTAGTTTTTATGCACATTGTTTTTATCGATAATGTCTTGCCATTTACCGTGGGTGATCCAGCCCCGGTGCAAACATTCGTACCACCACTGCCGTTCCGGTTTTAACGTGCGTAATTTTTGTTCGACCAAGGCATCGGTTTGCGGAATATCACCCAAATGCGCTAGCGATAAATCAAAATTCAATAATTCGAAAAGCAGCCGTTCATATCCGCCGTTTTTCAATTCATCATCGATTTCTTTAAAATATTGGCGGTTTTGTTTGGCATAATCGGCGCAATCAATGACCATAAATCGTCGTTCATCGTATGACGCCGGCACCACCCAGTCTTCGTTTGATGTAACCATTAACCGCAGATAATTTTTAACAGAAATAGCGTCGACACCTTTGGCTTCGATCATTTGTGTTTTTGATGTGACCAGGCCTTTTAATCGCCCTTCGGCGGCAACATCCCCCGCCCAAAAACCTTCGTCGGCTTGCAACAACAACAAACTGGCCATATGTGCGTTAAAATTCCCGGTGACATAGCGGCTGTCATCAACCAACAAATGATGCGACCCCATTAAATAGCCGATGGCTTCACCAAAAAAAGTTTTCCCGGTGCCTTTACCGCCACGGATTGCCAAGGCCACACCTAACCGTTCTGTGGGTCGCTGGAATATATGCGCCGCCCAGCCAAACACCCGGTTAAACAAATCCTGATCGTTGTTACAAAGATTTGTCATCATATGATCTTTGAATTTTTTACAAGATCCATTTTCCGACGGTTCCACCGCCCAACCGCGCCAGAGATTATAATATCCGCCCGGCGCGCCTTCGGGTTCAAACACCACACCGCGAAATTGTCGCCGCCTGGGCGACGCCAACCACACGCGGGATTTAGCGACTTCCTTGTCCTTATCCTTGTCGTACAGCAAATCGTTCGCCATCCATTTTTCAAGCGCATCAAAGGCCATAAATCGCAACCGATCCTGTGCTGGAACGCGATCGTCCTGGTCTTCAAAATCATTGAAATTTTCTTCTAAAATCATGGTCTTCGATCCGACCATGACAACGGCATATTTTTCGTTGAGTTCTTCTGGATCAAAAAACATCATATTCGGACGCTGGATGGTGGCCGGCGGCATGGCCGTTACATTACCACCATCGACCTGATTTTTTATGCGTGCCCGGGCGCCGGTCGGCGGTTGTTGATTATCATCCATGGGCTTGTTCCTTCATCAAATAGTCATTAAAATCACGCCCTGAATCGGACATACTGTAATCGGTTTTGACACCCAACATTTGAAACCGCAGGCAACCCCGTTTCAGCAACGCCCGCAACATCCACACGTCTTTGGTGTCGCCGTCGCCTAACAAAGTCAGGTGTTCGCATTGTTTAGGTGGTAAAAATCCGTGACGCCCCATATCAGGCGTGGTTGACGGCAAACGCGTTCGTCCATTTTCCGGATGCCGCGCGCCTTTGCCATTGGCGGCACCAACCAAATTACCCAATGAATAAGCCACCCATCCGGCATACCCGGTGGCGTCAATAACAGCGGCAGTGGTTTCGATGCCTTCGCCCGCCACCATGCGCGGTGCCGTATCGGTTAACCGGATTGCCGATCCCCACGGACGACCTTGAACTTTTTTCGCGGGCAGTTTTTTACCCGCATTCATGGGATCATGTAATTCCAATTTCCCTGAACCATCCGCCTTTAAAAACGTGACGTGCACACCGGCAAACCGTCCATCGGCATATTGCAAACCCGCCACCATGGCCGGGCCGCGGTTAACCACATCAAACCGACCACGCGACAATTGCGCGTAAAATGGCGCATCATCCAGATAACCTAAATTTTTGAACGACCGCGCTACATCCCCGGCGATCCCCCGCACGTTAACCAGATATGTTTCAGCAAGTGATCCAGCAAATGGTTTGCGTGGCCGCCACCATTTGTCGAAAGCTTTACGCCGGGCGGCTTCCGCCGATGCCGCCTCGCTGGCAACCACGGCTTTTTGGTCAACGACCATCGGCTGTGGTTTACGGCGTGGTTTTGATGTTTCGCCTTCGATTTCGATCCCGGCCAAGGCTGCCAGTTCAATGGCCGCTTCTTTGAATGAAATATTATCGATCGACATTAAAAACTGGAACGCCGACCCACCGGCAGAACAGCCGAAACAGTGGTATGTGCCTTTGCGTTGTTCAATGTGAAAACTGGGTGTTTTTTCCGCATGGAACGGGCAACAAGCCCAAAAATCTCCGCGCCGGCGTTCCCGGAATTTTAATCCAGCCACCCGCGACGCCACGGCCACCAAATCCGTTCGTTTGATAATTTCAGATATGACTTGTTCCGGAATTTTTCCGACCATCATGCCACCTCCACAGCCGAAAACATCCCGGCATTTTCGGCAATGCGGCGCTGGGCGATTTCAACATATTCCGGGTTGAGTTCGATCAAAATCGCGTCACGTTGTAACTGATCGGCAACCAATCCCGTTGTCCCGGCCCCACCAAACGGATTAAGCACCACCCCACCAACCGGGCACCCGGCCTTGATGCACCTCGCCGCCAATTCTGGAGGGAAAGTCGCAAAATGCGCCGCTGAAAACGGCTTGGTCGCAATAGTCCAGACATTCCGGCAATTTCGCCCATTCTCCTGTTGTTCTTTGCGGCTCATGTTGTCCCAACGGGCATCAAATCCGGCATGGGGACGGCCTGACCCACGTTTCTTTTTTTCTTTTGCGGGCTTCCCTTTTGATCTACCTAATCGATGGATGTTCCCATGACTGCCGGGATCCGTATCCCAACCGTCGGGATTTTTCCAATTATCAGGACAACTGCTTGATTTTTCACGTACGGCTTCGGCGTCATAAAAATATTTAGCTGATTTTGATAACAAAAATATTTTCTCATGCGCTGTCGCCGGACGATCTGTAATACTTTCCGGCATCGGATTGGGTTTGGCCCAGATAATTTCAGACCTGACCCACCAACCGTCTTCCTGTAACGCAATCGCCAAACGGTTTGGCACCATGCATAAATCTTTTGCCTTGAGAACACCTTGAATTGTTGAAAACGGTTTATCCCGGAACGTTCGATCATCACCGCCCGCGGCTTTTGTGGCCGCAGCACTTCGCCCGTTGGGGCTGGTGGCGTAACAATCACCGTAGTTCAGCCACAACGTCGCCGATGGCTTCATCACCCGGCGGACATCACGAAAAACGTTAACCATTTTTTCAATGTGTTCAGACAATGTCGGTTCTAGCCCGATCTGCCCGTCAACACCGTAATCACGAAGCCCCCAATACGGCGGACTTGTGACCACGCAATCAACAGAATTTTCAGGCAAATCAGCCAACCGTTCACAAACATCACCTTGAATAATTTGAATACTCATGCCGCCACCATTTTATGATTAATTTTCGCACCTTTTAGTGCGTTTTTTATATTGACAAACGCACCTTTAAGTGCGATTATAATTGCATGAACAGACAACAATTCATCAAGCGTTTGAAACGCCTTTCGAAAAAAACCGGGATGGCCGTCCGCGTTGACAGCAAAACGGGCAAAGGCAGCCATGGCCGCGTTTATTACGGTGATAAATTTACCACCGTGGTCGACCATGAAATCGGAACAGGACTTTTGAACGCCATGTTGAAACAGCTTGATATTAAAAAATCGGAGTTTTAAAAAATGCGCTATCTTTACCCCTGCACCATCACCCCGGAAAATGACGGCGGGTTTTTTGTCACATTTAATGATGTGCCCGAAGCCTTGACCGGCGGCCAAACAATGGACAAATGCCTTGAATTGGCCGAAGACGCGCTGGCCGTTGCCTTGGCCGGGTACGTCCATGAAAAACGTGATATCCCGTCCCCCGGCACCGCCACCAAAAATCAGGTGCTTGTTCCCTTGCCACCGGTGGTCGCCGCGAAACTGGCGCTTTATTCCGCCATGCGGACACAAAAAATCACCAAAGTTGCCTTGGCGGCGCGGCTTGATATTTCGGAAAGCGCCGTGCGCAAATTGTGTAACCCGGATCATCGATCGCACATCGGACAGGTTGAAACCGCCCTTAAAATTTTGGGTCGCACGCTGGTGGTCGAAGATAAGGCGGCTTGATTTTTCCATCATCCGACCATCCGGTAATCGCCACCGTCATCACCGGAACGCCATTCCGACGAATCCCGACAGACCGGGCAAATACGGTTTCCCATCCACGTTGACATAAAATCCCGGTGACATTTAAGGCAATTCCTGTTGTCGCCGTTTTTGCGCGCGCCCCAGCCAACCTTATCCGAGGTCGTCAGGCCGGTTTCAACGATGGTGACAATACGGCGCTGGTGACCACCAACGCACCGGACCGTGATCAGCCCCCGTTTAATCAAATCACCAAACAACCGGTTGACTCTGGCATTATCCCCGCCAATTCCGGCAACAACCAAATCGCGCGTGGTTGGGCATACTTCCCCGGCCTTGGATGATTTTTCCATCACCCGGTAAAGCCGCAGCCCCGCCGGATCAATCCCCAAAAATTTATTATTTTTCATTTACGCCGCCCCTTTGATTTCTATTAATGGATAATCAATTTCCACCTCACCGATCATCAACAAAATTTTGTTGGCGGCATTAATGACATCAATCGCGCGCACGGACTTTCCATCCAGATTAAAACCGCCCGGTGTCGTCGGTGCCCGGCTGGCCCGTTTTCCCAGCGTGTAAAGTGCGCGTTGAATTGGATCGACTCGTCCCATTTGAAACGCTTCATGACTGATTAAAAAACTGACCCGGCGTGCCACGTCATCAAACGGCCGTTCGAAATCTTTGGCTAAATTTCGGAATTCCGCGACCACAGCCGGGAACGACCGCCCCGAACACCAAACCGTCATAATGGCGCGGTCTTGGCCAACCGAAAATAGCGGCAGGTTTAAAAAGTGGGCCGTGATACACTGGCTCATTATTTTGAACCCCGCACTTTTTTGAATTCTTTAGCGTAACGAATTTCAACGCCGTAGCCAAAAACCCGGCCACCAATCCGTGATAACCAACAACCGGCATTGATCATTACCCCGCCCGCCAACATGAAAATGATCCAGAAAAATTCCCGCCATTTAGGAATATAATATTTGTGTCTGATTTTCACGCCATCGATCCCCGGTTCCAGTAATAATTTGCGGGCGCAACTTGTCGGTCCCGCGCCGGGACCCGAACCACGTCAGCCGGCGTCTGCACCGATGCTTTGAACACCGAAAAATAATCATGCCAGCGGTCCGCCGCCCCGCCCGTAAACGGGCAGTCTTTGATCACGCCACCGGTCTTGGCCGCGTCAAGCGCGTGCCAAACAATTTCAATGGCCGCTGGATCAAGCTTTCCAACAGCAACCATTTTTGCCCGCTCAATTTCAGACATTGGATAAAATTCATTATTTTGTTTCATTATTTAACCTTTCCATTTCAACAATCGCCGCCGTTTTCAAAATGGCGATGTTGGGTGTGCCGCCAATAAACAACGGCGGGCCATTTGTGGTGGCCGGATCGGGGCTAGGGAATTTATCGACCGTGACACCGGCGACGCTTTTTAAAATATCTTTGAACGGCATCCCCATTTGCCGCAACATTGAAGCCTTGATACATCCGCCGTGGATGATGTCTTGCATCAACGATCCCTCTTTGGGACCTGCGGCAAAAACTTCGCACATTTCGGATGCCAAAAAATTACCCGCCGCATTGGTGGCTGCATAAAACCCAAACCCCACATCAAACGGTTGCGGAATATCGCCGATGGATTTGACCCATTCGATACGAATGATTTGTGCATCGCGACGCGTTAACGGACGGCGGCGCTGGTAATTTAATTCATTCATGGCAAGTCACCGGTTAAATAAATCACGACGTGCATAATCCCCGACGCGCCTAATGCCAACGATAACCAGATCAACATGATCGCAACCGGGATACAGCGATCCCATTCGCGGTCTGGTGTCGGTGCAATTTCATCCCAAAATTTCCAACTAAACACTTTTAAAAAAAAGTGGTGCACGGATTGGAAATGGATTTTACCACCACCCGCCCGCGCACCAGTTTGTTTCAGGGAGGGTTGTTTGGATTCTAAAAAACTGATTTTATTCATCACGCATCACCCCGCCCCGGGCGCATCACCCGTGCCGCCACCGTGCGACCGTTGGGGGCTGGACGGACCCGGCGCATGTCATCGCGCACAACTGTGATCGAAACCATCACGGCCACGAATGATAAAATTAGTCCGGTTTTTCGTAACGTCCGCGCCACCACCGTGCTGCGGACAGATGACGCATGGCCCAATTGATGTGTAGCCGCGCCAAAATGCGCGCCATTATTTTCTTCAATTTCCATCTCCTGTTTTAACCGCCGTGCGTCGGCTTCGATGCGTTCCAGACGGCGCGACAAACTGATGTCGGTTTCGGATAATACCGGCTCAAATATGTCTTCTAAAAAAGCCACGCCCCAGCGTTCGGCCATCAAAATCAGGTGCCGCATTTGCGGGTATTTCCCGCCGCGCCAGTTTTTTGCCGTACGCGCCTCGACCCCAAACATGCGGGCCAATTCTTTGGCCTGATATGGGCGCAACCAGTTTGCCAACCGTTCCCCGATGGGGTTTTCAAAACCCGCCGCTTCAAACATTTTATGGACCGTCAAGGTCATGGCTTTGCACCCCCGGCACGGGCAATGTTGATGTGCGGACCAAATCCGCCCGACAACTGATCAAGGATGTGCTGAAAATGAATAACGATCTGAAAAAACAACTGAAAAAACATGCCGCCGAAATTCGCAGACTGGCTATTGGCCATTCCGGCCATGCACCATTGCTGGTCACGCTGGGTGACCTGATCGATGCCTTGGTCGATGGCGCGGATGATCAAACCAGTGATATTCAACAAAATAATCATGCGGCTTCACCTGAAAACCGCACAGAAAAAATCTGATCAGTGATTTTAATACCGCGCTGTTCGGCTTCACGTAAAATCCGGAAATGCAATCTTCCGGGAAATGATCCGAACTTGCGCCAGTTTGAAACCGCACTGGGCAACACGCCAAACAACCGCGCTGTTGCCGTCGTTCCACCAAATTCATCGATGAGTTCATTCACTGTCATGGCGCAAATAATATTCATCTCTTGTGAAGTCTGTCAACATAAATTTATGAAATGACTTATTTCATCTAAAATGTGAAATTATGCTTATGCCAAAATTTTCCCGATCACCTGATTTTATTTTAGAAGCGGGCCAACGTTTAAAAGCGGCTAGGCTTGCGCTAGGCTTATCATCTAAAGATGTTTGTGAAGCAATAAATGTTCAACCGAACACCTATTCACAATGGGAACACGGCAAGGCCATGATTGATCCAGCCGCAGCAACACGTCTTAAAATCCAATTTGGCGTTTCTCTTGATTGGATTTATGCAGGTGATCCCGCCGGGTTGCCCTACAGCATTGCCAGCAAAGCGCTCAAGGACGCGTCGTAATACTGCCAATAGGCAGGCGAACTAAAAAAATTTGACTGCTGGTACTACTATGCATTTAATTTAATTTATTTTTTATTACCTTTAAAAACACAACCGGACATCAGAACTTTAATAAAATCACAAATTTACAAGAGAAATCATGTTTGGTCTTTTTAAACGCAAGAAAAACAAAAAACCCAAAGAAAGCCTTGAATTCGATAGTGTCCCAGATGGCAGATATTTGGTTCTGTTTGATACAGAACACGGCGGGATCGTTGACAATAAAGAAACAATTATTTGCGGATTTAAAATTCATGAAGGCCCGGAATCCGGAAAACGAATTGCGATGGTTTTTACAGGAAAAAAAGTCAAAAATGTTCTTGATGAAGCCACGGGTGATTTTCTGAATCGATTGGCAGGCGAAGAAGACAAACGGGCTGGTCGTTATGAAGATTGGTATTATTATCACAAGCATATATCCGATAAAAAACAAAAGGATTTAATTGTGAAGGCAGTTGTCAAAAACGGGCTGGTAAACAATTTCACAAAACCACCAGACTATTGATTGTTTTAATCTTTTAAGCCTTAAAAATAATGGTTTTTTTACAGTATTTATTATCCATAAATTACAAAAAAAATATTAATTTAAAATCTTATTATTCAACTCTTGTGAATTATTTTAATTGACAAGTTCACAAGAGTTGAATTATCGTCCTTGACAAATAACAATGTCGAGGATGAAATGACCCAAAAAAACAACCCGTTTATCAGCCAATGCAAAATCACCGCCGTCGACAATAATCGCAAGCTGGCGATGGATGTCATCACCGGACGTGTTGCCAGCACCGCCACGTATCGCGGTTTGGCTTGGCGGTTTCTGAAACGCTGGGGCGTCACCGACGACCCCCGGACGCACACACCACCCCACCACCCGGACGCGGCGTGATGTTTATTCAACAATTTAATTTATTGGAATATTATTTAATCTGTTGCCGGACGCAAAATCAGCACTTTTTTAATTTCGCCTTCGACAATCGAAAATTCTGCTTCCACGTTAATGTACTGGC